TTACGCAAGTTTTAAACCAGCCTGATTTCCTCCTTGTGTCGTATTTGTGTCGCCAGCGCCAAAAATGGCGTCAATTTTCCGTGCGTGTTCGGTCAGGTGGTTCGGCGCCAGGTGAGCATAACGGCGCACCATCTCGATGCTTTCCCATCCTCCCATTTCCTGTAAAACAGAAAGCGGGACGCCGGACTGGATCAGCCAACTCGCCCAGGTGTGCCGGAGGTCGTGAAAACGGAAATCCTCGATCCCCGCTTTTTTCAACCCGGCGCGCCAGGCGTTATTGTCATCCACCCGCATTTTTCTAACCGCGGGCGTCAGTGTCCCATCGGGGCGATGCTTTGCCGTCGTGTGAACGAACACCCACCTGGAGTGCTTCCCTATCTGATCCCTTAATACCCTGCATGCGGTATCATTCAGAGCCACGCCAATCGCCTTGCCCGCTTTTGCGTTCTCCGGATTTACCCATGCAACCTTTCTCTGCATATCGACCTGCTGCCATTCAAGCCCGATGATGTTTGAGCGGCGAAGGCCGGTTGCCAGTGCAAATATCACCACTGGCTTAATGCTCTCCGGCATGCACTCGATCAGCCGCTCAGCTTCTTCTCTGGTCAGCCACCGTATCCGCTTACTGATCGGCTTGCGGGTTTTGATAACAGGGGCTGTTTTTATCCAGCCCCAGTCATTCGCCGCGGCCCTGAGAAGGGAGCGAATGAAGGAAAGGTGTTGAGCCTTCGTAGCCTGCGAAACCTGCCGTGGTTTGTACTCCGGAACCGGCTTTCCCTTCCTCATCGCGGCATCACGCTTACTCTCCCACACCTGCAGGTGTTTACGGTTGATCATCCCGTTAACGGCTTCATGAACTTCCTCCGCCGTTATCTTCGAGACATCACGGCCGGAAAAATGCTGCAGCCAAAACTCAATTTTGGTTTTGTCATCATCCAGCGATCGCTTATGGTCCTTTTCCCGCAGCCACCGGATGCAGCACTCTTCGAAGGTTCTGACGGGCAGGTCGCCGATCTGGTCAACCCGCCACGCTTCCGCCTTCAGCTTGTCGTGGAGCTCCTGAGCCTGCTTTTTGTCCCCCGTGCCAAGAGATCGCCTAACTCTTTTTCCTGACGGCGTAAAGAAATGACAGTGCCACACGCCGCCCCTGAGGGTGATTGACATAAAACTTCTCCTTTATGTTCACCCGCGTTCGCGATGACAGGATCGCGCGGGGTTTTCAAATATGCAATACACGCAGCCTCGGTCGTTCTGTACTTGTTGCCGACCTTACGGCCGGCGAGTTCTCCAGAATCAATAAGGCGGTAGATCACCCGCGCAGACACGATGAGCAAATCGGCGGCCTGCTGTGCTGTTATCGGTTTGTCAGATGCCATATCACCTCCGATGCTTACCGCGTAATTCCTCTTCTTCCTGACAGTCAGCGCAGCGCTGACAACCCGCCACCAGTTCCCGGCGCCGCTCGGGTATCTCTTCCCCGCAGTCGCGGCAGTGAGTAGCCGATACCGCCGTATAGTTGATGCGCATGTTCTGGATGGTCATTTCCAGCCGGCGCTCTGCCAGCTCGTTGGCCTGATCGATGAGTTCTGCGCTCATAACTTCACCCATCCTTTACCTTTCACATGGGCAATCACCCCCAATTTACGCAAGGCCTGTAATCGGCGGTCGAGGATGCGGAACGGCTCTTTTTTATCTCCTTCATCCTTCGCTATATCGACGCACTCAGCCCCTACGTCACCAGAGAACAGGCGGCTAAACGGAGAAGGCGTCTCGCTAAGCTTGCTCATTATCGCGATATCAAGATTTACGTATTTGCTCATGCTGCACCGCCTTGCTAGTCGACCAAAAATGAACAGTCTTTTTTATGCTCGTTACAAGACCAGATCACTTCGTCGTCACCACGGAAAACATTTACTTCCACCGTGGTTTTAAACTTCGCAACTGCACCGCACTTGCATTTGGCAGAGGTATTTTTGCTTTTGGCGGCAACACTGCCGACTCTTGGGTATTTGCTCATGATTCCACTCCATACCGGCCATTCATGCGGCCAATAACACTGACAAATTTCACCAGGCTGACACCCATCGGCTTTACCTTCTCGTAGTGCTTGCGAAGGATAGGGGGGCATACAGCGTTCCACTTCGGTTTAGGCTTTACGCTCATCGCTTTGGTTATCTCTTCTGCGCAGCGACGAGCCTGGGCGCGGAGAGCGTTTTCTTTTTCTTCTGGCGTCATGCTGTCTCCGTCTTCACTACGTCGATGGCGCAGCCGGGGATCAGCTCAACGGAAGCGGTGGCGCACTGGTTGCCCCAGTGACTCCAGCCTGGCGCTGCGCTGCGGCTGAAAAGCTCAATCCGCGGCACATCGCCGTAGAGCAGTTCCAGTCGGTGCCGAACTTCCCACGGTTTCTCGCTGTGCGCTCCGAGCGGGCTGTAGACCACCTGCTTAATGCCGGCGTGCTTGCGCTCCAGCCCGGTGCCGCGGGTGGCGATCAGCACGTCTTCGGTGTTGGCGCGAGTGTGGTTTCCACCGTTCATGCGTGTCTCGGCATTCAGCAGGTCGAGGAAGTCGTAAAAATCGGTCACATCGCCCTCTGTCAGAGCCTTGGTAATGCGCAGTTCGGCCAGCTGGTTCAACTTCACCCAGGTGAAGCCCTTCATCGTGCGCACCGTAAATCCCCAGGCCTCGGCCAACTCGATCGCCTCCTGGTTGTGGGTGCCGGTGTACCACATCGCCAATACGGCGTTATCCGCGGCGAGCTCCCATACTGGGAGCCGCTTCATATCGAGCAAGCTCATGGTGGGGTAGTGATCGACGGCGGCGCCGTTGCTGATCGTGTTCCCGTAAGACCAGGCCGGGTCGGCATAGATAAGTGAGTAGCGGGTCATAGGACTGACTCCATTTCATCAATATAGAGGCCAGATGCGATAAGCCGGCGGCGCCGGGCCGCCTCTGGCGGTTGCCAGAGGCGGCCTGAGCTATCGATCGCTTAGTGAACAGGCGAGTTTTACCCTGCGGGGTAATGACCTTTGGCCTTGTGATCAGGTCAAAGGTGCGATCACAGATGCCGTCCTCGTTGAGCCAGGTTTCCGATGCGATCAGCTGCGCAATGCGGCCTTCTCCCCTGGTTATGCCGTTCGCTACTCGGTTAAATTCGACGAGCGTCACGCCGAACTTCTCAGCTATTTCGCTGCCAGTTACAGGGCGGCCGCGCGTCTGAATCATCCAGATCACGCGCTCGCGAAGGCCGGAGAATTTCCCTGCTTTGCCGGGCCTGCGGTAAAATGGAGTGCGTTTCATTTCCACTGCTCCCCGAAGGTGAACCCGATCTCCGCCAGCGATTCATCCATCTTGCTGATGAACTCGGGCACCATTTCGTTGAAGTCGGACATGTATTTGTCGTCGCGCTCAACAACCACATGATGAATGCCTTCTCGCTTCATGCGAGGGTCATAATTCGCGAAGTACCAGGCATCCTTCCCGGTTACCCACATACTGAATTGCACCTGGGCCATGTAGGCGGATTTGATAGCCTCGAAGCCGCCAAGCCGGAATTTCATGAAGTCGCGAGAGGTGAAAGGGCACTTCAGCTCAAGACCGCGGCCATCACTGCACAGACCGTCTGGTGAGCAGGCGGTGCGCATGCCTTCGTCGCGGAAGAGGATCGGCGACTCGGTTACTTGCACGTCGGTGGTGAACTCAAACAGGGTACGAGCGTCGGCCTCATACTGTTTCCCCCAGGCCAGCGCCTTGGCGTTAACTTCCGGCGCCACGCCGGTGCACACTTCGGCAAGGAGCGTAAGGAAGTAGGACATCTTCATATCAGTCCATTTTTTGCCTGACTTGGGCTTAGAAATGACGTTGTGAACTTCCGAGGCAGTGATCACGCCCAGGCGTAAGCGGTGCCAGGATTCGTCTCCCTGTTCAACGCGGGTAACGTCAATGCCAGTTCGTTCGAAGATAATTTCTGGTGTCATGCTGCCACCTGCGCTTTTTTCTGGAGGAAGCTAAAGCCTTTCTGCGCTTCTTCTTCGGTGAGCTGTGATGCCTGGAAAATGTCACGCTTGAAGATGTTGCTGCACAGAGGCAGGAAGTCCTTCTCCCAGTCCTTATTCAGGGACGTCAGGAGGTCGGTAATTGCCTGCAGCGTTTCCTCACTGGCCACCAGGGGGAGCGCCTCTGTCGTGCTGCGCGGCGTCACGTCACGCGCATCCACTTCCAGCGTTTTACCTTCCATCTCTTCGGCAGTGGGCTGCTGGCCAATTTCAGGCCACGCCTTACGCAGAGCCTGAGCCTCGGCACACTTCGCCAGCTGGCCATAAGGGCGCTTTTTCCACATTGCGTTTGGCGCAGTAGTGTCGCGGCCGGCGGTGGCATAGTTCTCAACCCAGTATTCTTTCGCGCTGAATTCGACGATCTCCCCGCTCGGCATGCGCTTGCTGACTGTGTACTTGCACCATTGAGGTACGGTCACCTCAATACCGGTAAGCGTCAGAGTGACGTCCGGGCCGAACTCTGGTTCTTTTGCGCCAGCGTAATCACCGGAGCGATCGGCCTGAATCCGATAAAGCCCGATGCCCGGCATAACCACATCGCGCCACTCGCTTTTACCAGACTTCGAGTCCTTAACGCTCATTGGCACCAGATGAACGGGCTTCAGAAGCGGATCGAGGTTTCTGGCCCGGCAGTAGTCCAGCGCCATCATCACTGACTCATCCTTGGCGCCAGGATAAATACTGTTCTTGAGAGCGCTCCAGGTAGCGCAGTCAATGCCTCGCTCAGCAAGAGAGCTGGCTGTAATCACAAGTTCGTTAGCCATTGCTATTCCCCAAAGTTAAAACGGGCAGCCGGTGCGGTGATCCCAGTCGTATTCCGCCTGGGCGTAAGCAACTGCCGAAATGAAATCGTTATATGCCTCTCCGGCGGAATCGCTGCGGAGGCCTTCGTATGGGCTTTTGTCCATCGGCACAGAGAAGCGGAACAGGCCTGACGGCTCTTTCGGCAGCGCGTCGATAATTTCCTGCGCCCGATCGTCAACCCACTTTTGCTTCTCTTCGGTGAGCGTTTGCTCGGCCCACTTACGCTCTTCGATCACGTCGTATGCGCGGTATGCGTTCATAGCTCGCTCCTGAAATTTGGTTGTAAGAATCCCGGCACCGTATTGGCTGCCTGATAGCTCAGTTAAATTCTTCGTTTCGATTACCGGCTGAGACCTTGTCCCAACCCGTTCAGATAAACTTCAACCAGCAAGTCGGTTGTGTAAGTCCGCTCAATCCCACGATGCAGGTACAGGCGGCCGCGTTTATTTGCTGATGCTGTCCAGGTGCTTTCCCGATGCTTAACGAGCATCCCTGGGAGAACGGCGCCTCGGTTAACGGTCTGTGTCCCGTAATGATGACTAACCATTGAACACCCCCGTAACGTGCAGAATTTTGATAATCAACGCTGTCCAGATAACGCCGCAGATCAGCAGGCAGTAAATTAGTGAACGAATGCCGTTTCTGCTCATGCTGAACCACCAGGCATCAGGCAGAATGCGCTTGCTATCAGTACGCATACGACGATGGCGAATGCGTGTGCCAGAAACTTAAACCACTCGGTTTTATCTTCTTCGCGGATCATCTCTTCACCTTTGCCTTATCGCGGCTAACGGGACGTTTTGACTTCACCCCGGCGTTGCCGGTGTTGTTTGGATGAGATGATAATGTACTAATGGTTCATCATTGTAAAGTACCAAAAGTACATTTTTGATTTATGGATAGTTCATATTCATGTAAGCTAATGAACTTAAAGTATATTTATTTTTTCGTTATGTTTAGGGATGATGACGTATGGCAGGTCGATTGATGCAGTGACTCTGAGGAAAAGGTGAGGTGATACAAAAAACCCGGGGTGTTCCGGGTTTTTTGCTTGTAATATCATGGGGTTCCAGTTAACGCCCCGTAAATCTTATACAACACAAATGCAAGAGCAGGTAGCCCTAAAGCCCATTTGATTATGTCAAGTTTAACCTCTGTTAACTTACCTTCAATCTTTGCTTCTTGGATAGAAAGGGCTGCGTCAATTTTTTTGGACTGCGAATCGAGGGCGCTTTCTATTTTAGTCGATTGCATGTCCAATCTACCATTAATCTTTTCATGCTGAGTGGATATCAACCCCTTGATTTCTTTCATATCTAAAGCCATTGTTTCACGCCACTTGGCCATGTCAGCTTGCATCTTAGAAGCTACAGCATCTACTTCAGCCTTGTTTGCTTTCAGTAGTGCTTGTATTTCATTTCTGTTTAAATCTGACATATGAGAATCCTGCTTGTCCTTTGGTGAAGCCGGCTTTACGAAATCTGGTGTGTAATATCCTTCTGGCGATTCAATTTCGACACCAATTGAGAAAAGTTTAGAAGATTCGTCCAAAGATTCCTCAGGTTCTTTATCTTTTTTCTGTGGGTACATAGAAAAAATAGGTTTTTCAGAATTCCCCTTAAGTAAGTCTGAACCAGTCTGCATGAAGCTCATAAAATCTTGAGATGGAACATTGCTAAGAGTAAGTGATAAAGGCGTAGTTGTACTACCTTTCGTGTAAGAAATTGTCAGGTCACCTACATCTTCTTCTCTTTTCATCAGCGCGATGTTCCCTTCGAGTGCTGAGCGTCAAGTTGATCCAGAAGACCTTTCAAGTTTTCGTTTAGAGTTCTTAACTGGTCAATACCCATAAGGACAGTACATTCTTGGTAAAGTTCATTCCTTGAGCCGATTTGCAAGTTTGCTCTACCAGGCTCCTCTTGGATCTCCTGTTGAGAAACAATCACTGGTATAGCCTTGTTTTTCAAAAAATGTATGTAGATCATTTTATCGTTAGATGAGCTCACCGGTGAAAAACTTGCAAAGTCAGCAGAGGTCTCAATGAAACTATCCGAAAGCTTAATTTCAATGTTTTGCATTTTTTTTCCTTAAAATTTGGGTGCATATGCTGCGTTTGATAAAAATTACCCATGCTTCCTGTACGTCTGCGGCATGCTGCCGATCACCTTGCCGAACACGAATACCCGGTTCATCTCGTCTTTCTCGATCGGGTCCCATGCTGCGTAGCTCTTGTTATCTGAGATAACTAACAGCTTGTCCTTCATCTTCTGCAGGCGTTTAACGTGTGCTGTATCGTCGTACAAGAACGCATAAATCCCATCACCGTCAAATCTCTTAACGCTGATATCCACAAACAGCAAATCTCCTGGCTCAATCGTACCTGACATACTGTCTCCGCGGACGTTGATAATCCTGATGTTCTCAGCTTTGCGCCCATCAAACATATGGTTGGCCTCAGCTGGCGCATACTCAACGGAACGGAGTATCTCAACGAACTCTTGGTTTATCACCCCTGGACCAGCGCTGACGGCGATATCCAAGAGGTCAATCCTAAAGATGTCTTTTCGATTGGTTGCCGATCCTGGTTCAATACCATCATCGTCAGCATCGCCAAGCAGGTAGGATGCAGACGTGCCTATATGAGACGCTAAGGCCTGAAGCGTTCCCCGTCTTGGTATTGACTCCCCGTTAAACCATTTGCTCACGGCTTTAGGTGTCAACTTCATTCTCTTGGCGATTTCAGCCTGGCGACCGTGTGGCATCAATCCAGCTTTATCGCAGGCCAGCGCTAGCCTCAGAGAAAATTCTTTTCGCGCTCTTTCTTCGTGAACCATGTGTTCAATCATAATATCACTTGCATGAACTATCAGTTCCGACTTAATATGTACTTACAGTTCATTATTGAGGGTTAAACATGGCACCTAACAGTCTTGGCGAAATCATCAAAAAGATTCGCGTTCCTGTTGTAGCTAAAGCCTGTGGTTGCTCTCCGCGCGCAATTTACAAGTGGATTGCCAACGGAAGCCTGCCGAGAACGGACTACACCGACGAGACCAATTACGCAGAAAAAATCGCTCTCGCTTCTGGCGGCCAGTTTACTGCTGCGCAGATCCGGGAAGTCAGCAAGCCTAAAGCCGCCTGACTGGCGGCCATTCCAAACAACACCAGAGGAAGTATTACAAATGGAGAGTTCAACGACACGCAACAAAGTGGAGGCTCGCAGGATAGAAAGCTGGTTACACAGCCAGATAGCTGAACTGGGAACCACGAATATCGCCAAAGTGGCCGGAGTGAATAAGTCGACGGTGAGTCGCTGGCGGGAAAGCCTGCTGCCGAACATGTCGCTGCTGCTGGCCATCCTGATTTCTAACAGGCCGGGAGAGAAAGGTGACTTTGAAGCATGAGTGGGAACAGAAAGGCGAAAGCCGCAGTGCGGGAACACTAACGGCTTTCTACGCGAATTAACTGGATCAATTCACAGGAGTAATTATGGCAAATACTGCCGAAGTAATCAATTTCCCTGTGCCTGTCGTGGCACTACAGGAGCTGCGCGTGGCAGATCTCGACGATGGGTTTACGCGCATCGCCAATGAGCTCCTTGAAGCTGTCATGCGTGCAGGTTTGTCGCAGCATCAGCTTTTGGTGTTCATGGCTGTCATGCGCAAAACATACGGCTTCAACAAGAAATCTGACTGGGTCAGTAACGAGCAGCTCTCGGAGCTGACCGGCATTCTCCCGCATAAGTGCTCAGCTGCAAAAAGCGTCCTGGTTAAGCGGGGGATATTAACTCAAACCGGTCGTGTTATCGGGATTAATAAAACGGTCAGCGAATGGTCATCTTTACCCGTAAAAGGTACAGAAAAGAAACCTTACCTGAAAAAGGTAACATTACCCGAATCAGGTAAGAAAAGTTTACCCGAATCAGGTAACGCCTATTACCCGAATCAGGTAAACACAAAAGACAAACATACAAAAGACAATAAAGACAATATTAATAACCCCCCTAAATCCCCCCGGGCGGTTTCGTTCGATGCGTCAGCTGTTCAGTTGCCTGACTGGCTTTCTGCAGAAATCTGGTCGTCATGGGTGGCATACCGTCGTGACCTGAAAAAGCCGATCAAGTCTCAGCAGACGGTCACCCAGGCTATCAACCTGCTGGACCGCTGCAGACTGAACGGTTACACCCCTGACGAAATTATTAACCAGAGCATCGCGAATGGCTGGCAGGGACTCTTTGAGCCGAAAGGCGCCAAGCCGCAGCGCCGGCAGGAGTCCCGCGTCACTGAGCGGTTCGCTGACAAAGACTACGGAAAAACAGAACTTCCGGACTGGATGAGGGATCAGCAATGAACCTGGACGAACGAATCACCCTGGTCGAAAAACAACTGCAGGAGCTTTCACAGCCAGCACTGGACATCCCAAACACTGAAGTCATTAAGCAGTTAGTGGTCTGCGAAAAGCACGGCGACTATGAGCAACGCCAGCGTGTATCAACTGGCCTTGTCCGTCTGCCAGGGGCGCCGACAAGCTGCCCGGGATGCCTGAAAGATGAGCTCGGTTTCCTGCGAAACGAAAAGGCCAAAACGGATGACAGAACTCGCACTGCGAATGTTGAACGCCTGATGCTGGAGCTCAAGGTCCCGGCCCGGTTCGAAGCCTGCACGCTGGATAACTACCAGCCGGTGAGTGAAGAAGCAGCGCGGGCGCTAAAAGTCTGCCGAGCGTACGCCACCCGCTGGCCAGATCGCCGGAAGAACGGTGGCGGCCTGGTTATGTGCGGCAAACCCGGCACGGGGAAAAACCACCTGGCCTTTGCCATTGCAAAAAGCGTTATCGCAGAGCACCAGAGCCCGGTCGTGTTCACCACCGCGCTGAAAATCGCCCGGGAGTTTAAATCCACCTGGTCAAAAACGGCAACCCGCTCTGAGGAAGACGTGATCCGCTTCTTCACCAAGCCGGACCTGCTGATTATCGACGAGGTAGGCATTCAGTTCGGCAGCGAAGCCGAGAAGATGATCATGTTTGAAATCATCAACACCCGCTACGAGCGCCTGAAGCCGACGATCCTGATCAGCAACCTGCCGAAGGATGAGCTGACGCAGTTCATCGGCGAGCGCGTCATCGACCGCATGAACGACGGCGGCGGCTGCACGATTTCGTTTACCTGGGACAGCTATCGGGAGAACCGGTCATGAAAAAGAACTCTGGCAAACAAGCCGTTATTAACTTCATCGGCCAGCATCCTGGCTGCAGCTTTCAGGATATCCGCCGCGGTACCGGGCTTGACTCTTCAGTGGTCAATTCCTCCCTGTGGCAGATGCACCGTGACGGACAGGTTAAGCGTGAAGGTGAGTGCAGGAGCTACCGCTACACCCTGATCGACACAACAGCCGTAACCGAAAGCGATCCGTCTGGTCAGTATTGCCAGCGTCCTGGCGGCGTAAACCCAATGACTAACCTGTTTAACCAGTGCCTGGCGGGAGTAAGAAAATGAAAAACGAAATCGAACAGATTGCACTGCAAAACGATATGAGCATTGAATTCGTAACCTGGTTCTTTAACGAGAAGAAGGTGGGGTGCGGAAATGTCTGGTTCATGATGATGGCTGCAATGTGGGAGGGCTGGAAAGGTCGTAGCATCGAAATGGATAAGCTGGCGGCGGAGAATGTGGCGCTGAAAAAATCAGCGCCGGCACCGTTCAGTAAGCTGATGATGGAAGCGCTTGATACTTATCATTCGAAAGCTGAAGACGTGCCTGAGTTGGCCATGCTGAGCGCATACGTAAAACTGCGCGAAGGGCTAAAAACCCCCGCCACTGATCGCATCGAATCCGGCTTTAAGGCTGATGGAGTAGCAGAACGGGAAAAGACCATCACATTCACGGCAGCTAAAAAGCGCACGCAGGATGGAGTAGCGTTAATCGCTATCGGCAAGCCTTATAAAATTCACAACGATGATGTGATCGGCGAATTCTTCATCGGTGAGCGTGGTCGTTACGGCGTAATCACCATGGACAGACTCAATTACTTCGCAACGTCTGATGAATACGCATGGGCTTTTTCGCTGCGCGAGGGGGCCGACAAATGAGCAAGACGCTGGACATTCGCGCCGGTGATCGGTTCGAAACAGTTTACCCATTCATTTTCGTATGCACTGACCATCAGCAATGGGACGGAAATGTATTCACCGATGAAAGGTGGATTGGTGGTTGCCGAAAGACATTTGAGCCAGCTGATTGCGGTTATGGAGATCAGACCGTTTATACAGCTGACGCGGAAGGTAAAAGAATCCTTGAGGTTCTGTCTGTCGCTGAGATGCCTGGAAAGTGGCAGCGCCGGATTATCTACGCCTGCCACCTCATTGACCCTGAGGGGAAAGAGAGAAAAGGCAGGAAGGCCTATACGGTAACCGAGGACAGATTCATCAAAATGTCGTCAGGGTATTTTGCGGATTATGGAGTGGAGAACAGCGATGACTGATATCACCGAACTGGCGCAGAGCCTGGAAAATGCAGCTTCAAAAGCTCTGATTGAAGAGGGGCTGACCTGGTTTTGCGAAGAACAATTATCCCATGAAGATGGAATCGCTCTCCATAAGGCTGATGCTGAATTCATCGCCCTGGCTAACCCTACCAACATCCTCGCGCTGGTAGAGGCGCTGGAGAAGGCGCAGCATCGGCTTGATGAACTGGAGAATGATGAAGTTCGCCAGCGCTTGGCTAACGCAGAGCACCAACTCTACATGGCTGAACTGGCTAAGCATAACCTTAAAGCAAGCCGTAAAGCCCAGTTCCGCAAGCGTAGAGCAGCCGAGAAACGCATCTCCGAGCTGGAAGAAGCAGAGCAAAAACTCTGTGCCGCTAACGTGACGCTTGATGCTCGCGCGGAATTGGCTGAGCGCCACCTGGCCGAGCTGGAGTCCCGATCCATCACCGTGAAGCTGCCAGAGTCATTCAAGTTGGCTAAATCATCGAGCGGATTAAGGTACTACTACGCCGACGAGGTCGATGCTGCGCTTACCGCCGCTGGCATCAAGGTGGAGGCTGAGTGATGCGTAAGTCATCAATAGCAATAGCGATGGCACTTGCCTCGATAGGTACAGCTTCTGTGGCATGGGAAAGAACCATTTGCGAGCTTCGTCCGCAATCATATCCAGTTTCAAATCGCCATACAGGGAAGGCTGCAGAACGCCGAAACGCCAAACGCCGCAGGAGAGCAAAGCAATGACCAATAACCAGTTAACAGAAAACAGCGTAAATCAGCTTTTGAACAGCATCAGACTGGCGCGTGATAACGCAGAACGCGCCGACAATCGCGTAGACCACTCGTTTTACTACGCGCTGACGATTGCTCTGGAAGAGCTCCAGGAACGCCGCAAGGCTGACAGCGAGCCGGTAGAGCTGCCGCGTGACTACCTGCAAGGGCACAAAGATGGCCTGGAGTGGGCCTCCCAACTGGCAGAAGCCAATCACCCTGAGACCGGAGACTGGCTTTACGATGACCCTATAGAACTAGCAAAAGCTATTCGCAAAGGTCCAGATATGCCGCCAGTGCAGCCGGTAGCGGACAGCGAGCCGGTGGCTTGGACTTGGCAACATCTCAAGCAATGGTACGTCACTAATGACGAGGAACGCGCAAGGGAATTGGCGTGGGATGGCGTCAAGGTTGAGCAGCTCTATCGCCACGCGCAGCCGGTGCCGGTAGTCAGCGCAGACTTGCTTCATACCGCAGCATCAGCAATCGAAGACCTGCTGACTATTAAAGACAGGACGGGGGCATGTGTGTGGTTCGACTTGCCATTCCGGCTCCGCTCGGCGGCTAACGCGCATTCAGCACCGGTAGTGCCGGATGATGTGTTGGCCGCATTACAGAAGGTTGCTCGTATACGCCTCGACCTGAATGACTTCGACGGCGATCGCCGGGGCATCGCTGATTGCCTGGGTGATGCCGAAGAGGCGCTCATCGAGGTGGTAAACCGCCGCGCCGCCATGCTCGCAGCCTCCCCGCAGTCACCCGGCAGTGAACCCGCTACCGTGCCGGGTAAATGGATTCCGGTAAGCGAGCAAAAGCCTGATTGCTGGTGTCTCACATGCCGACCTGTGGTCTTGAACGATATGCGCTTTGTGGTGTGCCCTGATTGCGGGAATAAGAGATGCCCGCGGGCAAATGACCATAGAAATGCCTGCACCGGCAGCAATGAACCTGGTCAGGAAGGAGGTGCATATCCGGATACTCCGCAGGAGGTGAAACCATAAAACGCAAACACGCTATTTGTTATCAACAAATCACAGGTTTGTATTTATGCGAATGATAACCAGGAAGAAGCCCGCATTTACGGAGCTTTATCAAACCGGCGTATTAACGCGCATAGCCGCCGTAAAAAGTCCCGATGGCGGCGGCTGGCGATTGTTCGGGTTATGGCGGGGGAAGGATATAGCTGTGTTTGTGGAGGCTGCTCGCGGAGGGATTCGCGAGTGGTCTGGGCTGGACTACCTTGCTAACTTCTGCGCGAGCTGCGGCATTAGCCTGTGGGAAGTTCACAACAAGGTCGCCGAAAAATCCCCTCAATGACACCCCTCTCCGGAGGGGTTTTCTCGTATATGCTCATTTTGCATTTATCCCCGGGAATGGCGATAATTACCTGGTCAGTCTGGACAACTGACAACTTTACCCCGGCGCCAAGTGGGGACACATGGCGCAAACACTGCAATTTGAGAAGAGTTATCAAAACGTACTGATTCCCGCAGAGCCGGGAACCAGCGAATACCTGCAACTTATCCCCGTAGGGCAGCTGCTTTGCGGTGAGTTCCGCAAGCCCCGGAATTACGCATTCCACAAAAAGTTCTTCAAGCTTCTGACTCTCGGGTATCACTACTGGACCCCTTCCGGTGGTCTCATTGAGCCCGCGGAGCGTACCCTCATATCCGGGTTTATCGACTTCCTTTCATCCGATCTCGATCAGCGTGCTGCGCTCCAGAACGCCGCGGAGATGTATCTATCCTCTGTCGGTATTTCCCGTTCCCGCGATATGGCGCTTCTGAAACACTTCGAATCCTTCCGCGAGTGGGCAACTATTCAGGCTGGCTTTTACGACGAATACCAGATGCCTGACGGCAGCCGTCGTCGTGTCGCAAAGTCGATCTCCTTCGCCAGCATGGACGACAGCCAGTTTAACGGCGTCTACAAATCAGTGCTGAATGTGCTCTGGAACTACATTCTGCGTCGCAAATTCCACTCGCCGGCTGAGGCTGAAAACGCCGCCAGTCAGCTGCTGAGCTTTGCGGGGTGATGGCGATGAAATACTCATGGTTCCAGCATCCCGACTGCACAACCGAGCAGGCCGAACAGTTAGTGTCCAGATATCAGGCGCGAGGCATTGTCACAGAGAAAAGCCTTAACCCGGATTATCTGAGCTGGACGGTCAGCGCCAGGCTGCCGGTTTGTGTTCGCCCGGAGCATACTCCGCGATCACTTCGTCAACGTATATGGGGGTGAGCATGGCCAATCTTCGTAAAGCAGCTCGCGGTCGTGAATGCCAGGTTCGCATCCCGGGCGTCTGCAACGGCAACCCTGAAACCACGGTATTGGCCCATATCCGCATTGCTGGATTGTGCGGGACCGGGATTAAGCCGCCTGATCTGATCGCCGCTATCGCCTGTTCATCCTGTCACGATGAAATAGACCGCCGCACGCGCCTGGTAGATGCGGAGTATGCGAAGGAGTGCGCGCTGGAGGGAATGGCCCGAACGCAGGTTATCTGGATGAAAGAGGGGCTGATAAAAGCATGAACCAATATCGCATTTCATTACCCTGGCCGCCAAGCAACAACCGCTACTACCGGCACAACCGGGGACGCACACACATCAGCGAGGAAGGGCAGGCATACCGCGACAGCGTCGCCAGAATCATCAAAGACTCGATGCTTGATATCGGCCTGGCCACGCCACTGAAAATCCGTATTGAGTGCCACATGCCGGATCGCCGACGCCGTGACCTGGACAACCTGCAAAAGGCAGCATTCGACGCCCTGACGAAATCGGGATTTTGGCTCGATGACCAGCAGGTTGACTACTACAGCGTGAAGAGAATGCCTGTCGTCAAAGGTGGGCGGCTTGAGCTGACCATTACCGAAATGGAGGCCGCATGAATCGTGACGTTATCGAACGCATCCGCGACCGCTGGCAAAAGCTCCGCCTCTGCCGGCACCGCGGCACCGTACTGGTTGACTACAAAATATTACGCAATTTCGTCCGTATCTATAAGCGCCTGGGAGAAGCAGCATGACAGCTCAATACTTGGAATTTGTTCGCCAGCAGCTGATAGTGGCCACCGCCGATCTGAGCGGTGCGACGAAAGGGCAGTTGATTGCCTTTGCAGAGAACGCACAATTCACCGCTACGGCGCGCAGCCGGGGAAGGAAGAAAGTCGCCGACCCGGTAACCGGCCGCATGGTAAACCCATCCAGCCCGCCAATTCCCGGGCAGCAGTCCCGCGCTAAGGGTTCATCAATCGCTCTCGTACTGCCCGTTGAGTATTCGACGGCAAGCTGGCGACGGGCTCTGCTGTTGCTGGAAGAGCATCAGAAAGCTTGGCTGCTGTGGAGCTACAGCGACAATATCCGCTGGGATCACCAGGAGACAATCACCCGGTGGGCGTGGGAGCAGTTCAGTCAGCAACTGGCCGGCGTGCGCATCGCAAAGAAAACGGTTGATCGCCTGCGTCAGCTTATCTGGCTGGCGGCGCAGGACGTCAAAGCCGAACTAGCAGGGCGGGAGACGTATGAATACCAAAAGCTTGCCGCCCTGGTCGGAGTGACCCCGAAGAACTGGTCAGAAACGTTTACCGAGCGGTGGGAGGAGATGAAAACAACCTTGCGGCGCCTTGATAGCGATTCTCTTTTGCAGGTAACGCGATCACGTTCACAACAAAAGGCGACAAATTTAGACTCAAGTCTTGCAAAACTGGATTAAATGCGTCATATTTGAGTCTACTTTGATATGCTGCCTTAACTTTAAGTGGCGGCATGAAGATGATAGTCACATACCAGTTTGTAAAATTAGCCTCGGCATTCCGCCGGGGCTTTTTTATGCCTGTGATCCGGTCAGGACTTTTGAGTTAATGCGTGCTGCACGACACGCAGAGGCTCATACGCGAGAGTCCTGAACCAGATTGAAGTTACTCAGCAATAAGAAAACTTCATGTCATCATTTGCTTATATCTTATTGACCAGAAAATTAACGTGTTGTTAATCTATTCGTGTGGTGAATCCCCCTATGCGGAGGGGCATTGCCAGTCTGATATGTTTTTTTTGCGCATTGCGAGTCGTCTGTGGACTGGCGGCGACTTACCGGGAGGCACCCGGCACCACACCTAATAAAAAATGATGATAGCTGTAAGGCCCACTTCGGTGGGCTTTTTCTTTGGGCAAAAAAAAGCCAGCATGGTTTCATGCAGGCAAGGCAGTTACATTTAGATTTTGTCCCGGTATATGTTTTTTTGTCCGGAAGTCGAAAGATACTGTCTCGAATACATTTTGTAAATAACGGATTCAAATCACAAGGCCATGCATTTGCATGGCTTTTTTATTATCAGGTCCCGCGGGAATCATCATCGACACGCTTCGTTGTTAAATCCAGCCCGACGGGCCTGACCCTTTCAAACACACAGCTTCCCGATCTTCCATCGGAGGCGGTAACTATGGCTAAACGTATGCAAGACAAAGAGAGCATTGCCGGGATGTCCTGGCTGGTTCTGCTGATCATTGCTTGCTGGGGTGGACTTGTCCGCTACCTGATAGATGTGAAGCAGAGCAAGGCAACATGGAGCTTGATCAATGCTCTTGCCCAAATGGTGGTTTCAGGGTTTACCGGCGTTATTGCTGGCCTGGTGAGCATTGAAAGCGGACTGAGCATTTACATGATACTGGCCACTTCCGGAATTAGCGGGGCAATGGGTTCTGTTGCTTTGACCTATTTCTGGGAACGCATTACCGGAGTTAAGGCGCCATGACAGCAGATCAGATTATCGAGGGGATCCTCGGCAAGGAGGGTGGTTATGTCGATCATCCGTCGGATAAAGGCGGGCCGACCCGCTGGGGCATCACGCAGACCACCGCGCGTGCACATGGCTACACCGGTGATATGCGGAACCTGCCCAGGGAAACAGCAAAGCAAATCCTGCTGAGCGATTACTGGACCGGCCCCCGGTTTGACCAGGTGGCAGCTCTATCTACGTTACTGGCAGATGAGCTTTGCGACACTGGCGTGAACATGGGGCCATCTGTAGCCAGTAAGTTTTTCCAGCGCTGGCTGACCGCAATGAATATGCGCGGAAAGCTGTATCCCGATCTGATTCCGGATGGTGCCATTGGTCCCCGAACCATCACCGCGCTTAAGGGATACCTTTCCGCCCGCGGGAAAGAGGGTGAACAGGTTCTGTTGCGTGCGCTGAACTGCAGCCAGGGTGCCAGATACCTCGAACTGGCGGAGGGCCGCGAAGCCAACGAGGATTTTCTCTACGGCTGGGTTAAGGAGCGTGTCCTGTGAAGATGATCATTTTCGCTTTGCTTGTGCTGGTGGCTGTGCTCGTTCTGTTACTTCTGCGCAAATATACCCGGCTGGAGTTCGTAGGGCATGCCAGCTTGCTGCTGAAAACGTGGTCTGTAAAGCTGGGGGCTATCGGCGCGCTGGTTGGTGTATGGGCGCAGTCGTTCCCGGATGCTGCGCTGCACGCCTGGGCGGTGCTGCCGCCGGATATCAAAAACATCCTGCCGCCAAACATCGTTGCGTTGATTAGCCCTGCGCTGGTGGTGCTGGCCGTACTATCGCAATACGTACGCCAGCCAGCATTGAAAGAAAAGGCCGACGAACTGAAGGAGCAGCAATGAGCTTTGAAATTATCGCGGGACTGGTGGTCGTCATCCTGGGTGCTATTGCTGGCGCGTTCGGCATTGGTCATGCTCGCGGGGCCAGTAAGGCGAAAGCCAAAGCTGATCAGCAACGTACCGAAGAGAACGCCGCTGCTACTGTCGCCGCGGCAGAACGCCGTGCTGAAGTCACGAAAGGGGCAAGCGATGTACAGGAAGACGTTAAGCGTATGGGCGATGACGATGTTGATCGCGAGCTGCGCGAAAGATTTACCCGCCCCGGTAGTCGTTGATACGGCCTGCAGTTGGGTGCGGATCATTTACCTGACTGACCACGATATCGACGTGCTGGATAAGCAGACCAAGCGCGACATTCTGGCGCACAACAAAGCAGTGCAGGCCAATTGTCCGCAACATACAGTGAAAGGCGCAAGATAAGTAAACATAAAGCCCGGCATATTTAATGCTTAATATTCAATCGCTCACCTCAATAAAAGTTTTGAAAACGTGGCATTCAAACAGTCAGCAATGAAATGTTTGTATCTAATCCAGTGGTGGTCATGCACTATAGGCTCTCAAACCACTCTTAACTAAGTAGCCACTCATGACAGTAAACTCACTACCACGACTTCCATGCGGTTATCGTTACGGCAATGAGCGCTCGACCTGGCCTCCGGCTGATGGGGAATTTTTTCCCCCACAAGGGTGTGTTATAAAATCTGTTCATTTTGGGGATGGAATGGTTATTTATGTTCCCATCCAGCGCTACATTAAAAATTTAGACCTATGGGTCAATGCTGAAGGAACCGTCGAATAAATTGTTAGTTACCGGCCTCATCCGGGAGCGCTGGGAATAGCCATCAAAAACCAGCACAGATACCTGTTGCTCTGGTTGAATGTTCCGGCAAGTTGAAAATGATTGGTTCTATGAGCTCTTTCGATATTTAAATGCTATCGATAACTTAAATGAAGCTATCATCACGTTATCACTGCCAGCCAACACCAAAACGGCAGTGGTCAGTTAAAAAGCAGAAAAGCCTTTCCAGGGTGGCTCCTGAGAGATTTTAGTTTTCTAACTGGTACCAACCAAAGGTCGCATTTTTATGCGGCCTTTTTTATTGCGCGTAACAAACATCCTTAAGGCAACCGTTCTGCTTGTTCAGTCGGCAAGAATTAATGCGAATGCATCACAGAGGCCATTTACTGAGTGGCTTCGATAATGAAAAGGGTGATCGCTCGCCCTTAATATTAACCACGAGCCTCACGACCATCTTCATCTTCAGATACGCGGTATCGCCAGTATCGTTCAGGCTTAACCCAAACCACTTTATCACCGCTTACTTTGCGGAACTGGTTAATGACAGGCGTAGATAAGACCAGATTGCCATCAGCATTTTCTTTCAGAAGTTGCTCATTATCGACTTTGACTAAATAATCAACTACGTCTTGCTGATATAGGCAATCGTCACTTTTCAACTGCGCCATCATCCAGTTCGTCACGTCAGTAAGAGATAACTTCGGCGCGTTTGGGTTTACGGCTTTGGGTTGGTTGCAGTCAATGAGTCCTCTGGGAATCTTGCTCTTTCTTGCTTCCTCCCCGCAAACCACTGGCACCAGTAATCGCCAGTAAATTCCTTGTAGGTGTTAATGATTGGTTCCTGAACAGCCATCGCCGGGCCGGATGAAACTAAATAAACGATATCACCGGTCTTAAATTTTGGTTTGCGTTCACTTATAGACATAAAGCTTCCTTCTTAAATGAGACATACATGGCACTCACAGACAAACAAGAAATGTTCTGTCGCGAGTACCTCATCGATTTAAACGCCACGCAAGCGGCTATTCGGGCGGGGTACAGCGCTAAGACAGCTAATCGCACCGCGTCCGAAAACCTGTCAAAACCTGACATCCAGTCCAGAATTGCTGAACTCAAAGCGCAGCGCAATGATCTGGTTGGTATAAATGCGACATACGTCCTGAATCGTCTTGTTGAGATAGACCAGATGGACGTGCTGGACATCCTGACCGCGACTGGAGAGCTAAAACCAGTAACGCAATGGCCAAAGGTCTGGAGGACGACACTCTCCGGGCTGGATGTCATCGAGATGGCGGCAGAGGGTAACACTACCGCGCTGCTTAAGAAGATTAAGTGGCCTGATAAGGTGAAGAACCTGGAGCTGATTGGTAAGCATATCGACGTCCAGGCGTTTCGCGAGCAAGTGAAAACAGAGCACGTCGTTGAATCAATTTCTGAACTGATGGATTCCTTGTCTCAGGGGGCGTAATGAAGCCTGAGCATCTCAAGCTGCTAGCTGATAAAGACTGGCGGCTGAACAATCTTTACTGGATCACCGACAAAGAAGGTAAACCGACTCGCTTCAGGATGACGCCGGAGCAGCGGGAATACTTCGAGGGGATTCATACCCGCAACATCATCCTGAAAGCTCGCCAGCTCGGCTTCACCACAGAAGTGTGCATCATCCAGCTCGACGCTGCTCTGTTCGAGTCGGCAAAGTGCGCGCTGATCGCCCACACGCTGAACGACGCAAAGCGCCTGTTTCGCGAAAAGGTGAAATATGCCTACGATAAGCTGCCGGCCGAGATAAAGGCAGCCAACCCGGCGAGTAACGACTCAGCCGGTGAGCTGGTCTTTAAGAAGGGCGGATCACTCTACGTCAGTACCTCATTTCGTGGCGGCACGCTGCGTTACCTGCACGTCTCCGAGTTCGGAAAGATATGCGCCAAGTATCCGGATAAAGCCCGTGAAATCGTCACTGGTGCGTTTGAGGCGGTATCGACAGGATGCTTCGCTACTATCGAGAGCACCGCAGAGGGCCGGGCTGGTTACTTCTTCGATTACTGCCAGACGGCAGAGAAAGCGCTACTGCAGGGCAAGCCGTTATCTGCTCTGGACTGGAAGTTTTTCTTCTTCTCCTGGTGGAAGAATCCGCAGTACGCAATTGACCCGGTAGAACCGCTGCCGGCGCGCCTGCTTGAGTACTTCGCTGAGATGGAGGCGAAGCACGGCATAGTCGTTAGTGAACGACAGAAGGCCTGGTATTACGCCAAAGAAAAAACGCTCGGCGACGACATGAAGCGCGAATACCCGACCATTCCGGCCGAGGCGTTCCAGCAATCGGTCGAGGGCGCGTACTACGCCAAACAATTCCGCTGGCTCTACACCAACAAGCGGATCGGCAAAATCCCCGATAACTCACATCTACCGGTTCACACGTTCTGGGATATTGGTGTGGGCGACTCCACGGCGATCTGGTTCGTTCGCGAGGTCGGCGAAGAGTTCCACGTCATCGACTACTACGAAAACTCTGGCGAAGGGCTTCGGCACTACATGAAGGTGCTGAAAGACCGCGGCTATGAGTACGGTGAGCACTGGGGTCCGCACGACATCGAGAACCGCGAGTTTGCAGCTGATGCGAAGTCTCGCAAAGAGCTGGCGCGCGAGGGCTACGAGATTGACGGCCGGATGTATTCGATGAACTTCCGCGTTGTGCCGAAGGCTGGGATCGACACCGGCATTGAGTCGGTGCGTGAAATCCTCAAGTCCTGCGTTTTCGATGAGGAGAAGTGCGCTGTTGGCATCTCCCACCTCGAAGGTTACCGCAAGGAGTGGGACGACAAGCGCGGCTGCTGGAAAGACAAGCCCCTTCATGACTTCACATCGCACGGCGCCGACAGCTTTCGCTACTTTGCCGTGGCGAAGAACAACCGCAAGCAGGTCGGCACAGTATTCTTCTAAGGAGCATCGCCAGTGAGCGAACAAGATAACGGCCTTCAACTGGCTGTGAACAATCTCGCCACTGAAATGCGGCGAGCGAATTACCTTAACGCCATTGGTATCGGCGGGGGCAATACCAAGCGCCCGACGCTCTATCAGGAGTTTGGCTACCCGCGAACCATTACCTTCCATGACTTCTACAACATGTACCGGCGCAACGCCGTCGGATTCGCTGTGGTGCATCGACTTCTGGATGGTTGCTGGCAGGACTATCCGGTCATTGTTGACGGTGATGAAGCGCAGAAAGCGGAGAAAGCAAACGCCTGGGAAAAGAAAGTAACCAAGTTTATGAAGAAGTTGTGGCCGAAGGTGAAGGATGCCGATCGCCGCAATATGGTCGGGCGTTACTCCGCACTGCTGCTGCAGGTGAAAGATAACAAGGCATGGAGCGATCCAGTAGATACCAGGCTGGTGAAATCCCTGGGCGAGTCAGCGCTGGTAAAACTTATCCCGGTATGGGAGCCGCAACTGACAGTTGCCGAATGGGATAACGATCGCCAGTCCGAGACGTTCGGCCAGCCGAAGATGTTCAACTTCAACGAGCAGCCGGTTGGAGACGAGGCTTTCGTCGGACCCACGCGCGGTGAGCCTGTTCATCCGAGCCGCGTCATCCTGTTCTGTGAAGGCTCGGAAGATGACAACGTTCTGTCTGGTATCCCGCTTCTTGAGGCCGGATACAACAAAGGGCTCGACCTTGAGAAGATTTCCGGCGGTGGCGCTGAGGGCTTCCTGAAGAATGCCAGCCGGCAGATCGCGGTCGAGTTCAGCAAAGAAACAGACATGGCCACGCTGGCTGACCAGGCGAAGAAAGCTGGTTATGCCGACCTCGGCGAAGCGATGGGCGACAAGGTCAATAAGCTGAACCGCGGCACCGATGCGGCCGCCGTGATGCAGGCCGGGCAGATGCATGTTCTGAGCGTTACGCCCGGCGACCCGGGGCCGACGTGGGAGGTCACCGCGAACGAACTGGCGGCGTCAGTACAAATCCCGTTCACCATCCTGTTTGGACAGCAGACAGGGCGCCTGGCGAGCGATGAGGATAAAACCGACTGGGCCATTCGCCGCAATACCCGCCGCAACGGCTTCCTAACTGACAGAATCACAGCCTTGCTGGAACGCTTCTGGACACTGGGCATTATCGATCCGCCGACAAATGGAGAGGTCACCATTTCATGGACCGACCTGCTGGCTCCGGGCGAGAAAGAGAAAATCGAGAACGCTTCGAAACTGGCTGATATCGTCCAGAAAACGTCGGGCTTCTATGGTGGCGAGCCGCCATTCACAGCCAACGAACTTCGCGAGATTGTTGGCCTCGACCCTCTGCCTGAGCCAAAGCAACCACCTAACCCGAATGACAAGGTGACAACCGATGATCCACTGGTCGATGACACCGGAGCAGACGGCAAAGGTGGGGCTGCCGATAGTTCCGCGCAGCAAGGTTGACCCGACCCGATCGGCGAAACAGGTCAGCGCGATTTTCCGGGATATCGAGGATCGGTATCTCGGCATTAAGCGCGCTCTGAAAGTACTGTTCGACCAGCGGCTGACCGGGCGTGAGCGAGAGGTTAACAGCCACAGCTGGCACTTCCTTTGCCATGACCACGGCGAGGATGTGCGGCTCTACCAGGTCAATGCCGGCAAGTTCATCTATGACATGTCGGCGCAGGAACTGGCTGACCTGCTCGAAGCGGTACAGGTAATTCTCGACGATTACCTGCTGGAAGGCGGCGAACAAAACCTCTGGGCGATGGATTACGTCGCCGCAGAGGCGCAGCGCGGCACGCTGGAAGCCTTCAACAACCTCTCGCAGCAGTCGCAGGTGTACGCCAGCCAGACGTCGCTACAGCAACTTTTAAGCAGCCTTGGTCACCTTAATCAGGTGGCAGCCGCCAGACTGACAACGTTCAGTGACTGGAAGGTCATCAGCGACACCGCCCGTGGCGATCTGACCAACATCATCACCGATGCGGTCGCGCGTGGGGTGAATCCTCGCGAGACGGCCAGCGTCATCAGCAAGCGCCTCGATGTGTCGATGTCGAAAGCCAAGACCATCGCTCAGACTGAGCAGGTCGGCGCGCTTCGCCAGGCGCAATGGAACGAGACGGACTGGGCGGCGGATCGGCTTGGGCTGAATACCGGCCTGCTGTGGCTGTCGGCGCTCAAACCGACGACGCGCAGCTGGCACGCCAGCCGTCACGGCAAGGTCTACACCACCGAAGAGGTGCGGGACTTCTACGCCGAGAACGGCAACCGGTACAACTGTTATTGCAGCCAGATTCCGGTGCTGCTCAATGACGACGGCAGCATTTTCAATCAGGGGTTGGCAGATAAGCTGGCGAAAGAACGTAAGCAGTGGAAGAATTAGCCTATCTAACAACAGCAGTGAGAGGGGTTAATGAAAGATTTCTCGGCTTTAGACTCATGGCTTAAGGTTTCAACGTGGGACAGCCTGCATCCAAAGGATGATGAGCGATTTTACAAGGCCGTCTACAGCATGATCATGTCCAACGATGAATTGGTTGACTCTAATGCAGTCAAGAATTACATCCTTCAATTTTTTGGTAAAACAGATGAAAATACATACTACCTAGAGAAGGCATCGCTTTTTGCAAATCGTTACGATGTGATTTGCAATTTTATATACGAAAATAAAATAGCCCTTTAGTAATTGATAAGGTCGCTCCGGCGGCCTTTTTTATTGCCCGAAATCCACCAATGAGGAAGCAACGTGAAGCTATCCAGCATCCACGTTAAATCCCTCGCCATCAACGCCTCCAACATCTCAACGACAACGATCAACGGCCAAGAGCACTACGTCATTCGTGGTGCGGTTCCGATCGTCGATGACATTGTGATGAATGGCGGCCTGTACCCGGCGGAGGAGATTAACAACAGCTACCAGACGATGGAAGGCAAGCTGATGCCTCTGCCGCATCCGATGGTAGATGGCAAATATGTCAGCGCCAATGACCCGCGGGCCATTAACAGCTATCACGTCGGAGCATGGGCGCAGAACGTCAGCAAGTCAGGCGACCAGGTCGTCATGGACGTTTATATCAATAAGGCGGTCGCCGAGACAAAGCCTGACGGTAAGCGTCTGATTAATCGCCTTGATGAGATGATCGCCGGCACAAACACAGACCCAATCCACCTGTCTACCGGCTTACTCACGAACAAAGAGAGAAAGTCTGGCGAGTCGAAGCAGAAGAAGTACTCATGGATCGCTCGCAATATGCAGTTCGACCATATCGCTATCCTGCTCGATGAGCTGGGCGCCGGTACTCCAGAAGAAGGCGTCGGCATGTTCGTGAATGCCGATGGTCAGGAAGGCGAAGTCGAGACTGCAAGCCTCGTTGATGCGGCAAATAGCCTCAAAGATGGCCTGCTGAACAAAGTTAAGTTCTTCCTCACCCATAACTCAGATGCCTCATTCGATGAAATCTACCAGATGCTGCGTGAAGCCATTCGCGCGCCGTCAGGCAGCGATGTTTATCGCTATGTCGTGACCGTATGGCCCGACAAATTCATTTTCGAAGAGGGCAATAAGCTCTTCCAGCAAAAATACCTCATCGACGACAGCACAGTCACGCTGGTCGGCGATCCAGTAGAGGTCGTGCGCAAACCCACTGAGTACGAAGTCAAAACCAACGGAGAAACAAACCCGATGAAAGAGAAGATGATCGCCGCGCTCAATGCCGCAGGCGTTAAAACCGAGGGGCTGACCGACGATCAGGTCTGGGATGCCTATAACCAGCAGGTACAGAAGAAAGCAGGCGACCAGCCGGGTACTCAGATTAACTCTGACGCGATTACCGCGGCAGTAAATCTGGCGATTAAGCCGCTTACCGACGAGATCAGCACGCTGAAAACCCAGCTGCAGGCCAATGCTGAAAAAGACCTCAAGACCAAGCGTGAAGCGGTCAAAGCGAAATTCCCGTTCATGACCGAAGCGGCGATCAACTCGCTGGCGGGCGAAGCGCTGAACGACATGTACTCGCAGTGCCAGACCAGCACAGGTCTGAACCCGGCATTCCAGGGGAATGGCGCTCAGAGTGAAATCCTTTCTATGGAGGCTCCTGAATAATGGCTCTCGCACCTCGTTTCCATACCGTAATCGCGGGCCCGGCCCGCAAGAATGACCCGCAGGTCATTGAAGCAATCATGGCGGCAGCAGTGAAGCCCGGGTCTCTGGTAATGCTGGATAGCACAGGGAAACTGGCTGTTCACAATGTGGCCGGTGGTGCAGGGGTAGCCCTGGCGCTCCAGCACAATTATATCGGCGGCGGTGATATCCGCGATGCAGTGCCGGCAGGGGATACTGGGGCGGCCATCATGTGCGAAGACGATGTCGATTACCACATGCTGGTAAAGGCTGGCGAAGTGTTGCTGGAAAACGAAGGTCTGGTTTCTGCCGGTGACGGCACACTGGCCAAGTCGACCACTCCAGCCACCGACCAGGTCCTCTTCTTTTCACGCGAAAAAATCACCGTTGGCGCTGAAGCCCAGCTCGTGAAAGTTCGCAAATCAGGGAAAGCTACCGCATGAGCATGATCGTTTTTAACAAAAAGCTGGTTACTGAACATAACCAGATCAAGAAGGCATGGAATCAGCTGCTGATGCAGCGCGAATCCTTCAACGTTAACCAGAACAACATTTCCGCCCAGTACGGCGGCGCGCTGGAAGTTAACCAGGCTGCGCTGATCTCTAAAGACTACTGGCGTGAAGTGGACAACATCACCACCCGAGTCTTCCGCAACGACGAAGGCAACGGCCTGCTTGATGACCTGCTCGGTCTCGGTACGCCGATCTCTATCGGAAAGACGGCTGCGCTGTACCGCGTTTCCAGTGACGCTGGCAAGGTTCATCGCACACTGACTGGCCATGTTCCGGAAGAGCTGGATAAAGTCATCTACGACGAAGCCGGCGACCCGATCCCGATCTTTAACACCGGCTACAGCCGCGAATGGCGTGAGTGGAACGGCATGCAGTCCGAAAACCTTGATGCAATGGCCGATGACCAGGAAGCGCATGTTGCAGCCATCCGCGAAGATATGGCCGACTACATGCTTTCCGGCGATGCGAAGGTGAAGGTGAAGGGCTATGTTGGCGCTGGTATTACCAACCACGCCAACACCAACCAGGTAGACCTGAGTGCATCCGGTCTGAATATTGACCTGACCACCTCGACTCCTGATGAATCAGTAGCATTCTTCACCGGTCCGTTCGCCAAACTGCTGGACGATAACTACGTTCAGGAGAAGGTAAAAGTGTGGGCATCCCCGGATATCATGCGCAACCTGAACCGACCGTATTCCGATGCCGCGGGCTTCAAAGAAGGCACTGTGCTGGAATACATCCTGCGCTATGGTCGCATCGAGTCGTTCAACCAGACCTTTAAGCTGACCGGTAACCACTTCATTGCGTACGTTCGCAACTCGCAGTACATCAAGACGCGCATCGCCGCGCCGGTGGGCACCTTCATGATCCCCCGACAGAATCCGTTCGACAACTACAACACTCTGGTCTGGAGTGCAGTTGGTCTGCAGATTAAGCGTGATTTCAACGGTCGTTCGAAAGTCTTCAATGCACAGGGTTAAGGGGCTTCGGCCCCTTTTCTTCGGGAGAAAGCATGAAAACGTTAAAGGTCGAGAAAACCGGCTGCTGGGGCATGATTGATGGCGTCTTCCAGCAACTTCCTGTTGGTCACGAATTCGTCGCGGCGGACGTTCCTGCAGCTTTTGCTGGTCGTGTGTCGGTGGTGGGCGAAGTGGAAGAGCAAGCGCTGGAAGTAGCCACGCCGGGCAATGACGCTGCAGAGCAGGCAGAGCAGGCAGAGCAGCAGGAAGAATCTGCCAGCAAATCGAAGAAGGCGAAATAACCATGGCTGACCCAATCACAGCGGCAGACGTGCAGGCGTTCCTCGGTGAGTTGGGTTACGCCATCCCCTCCGCGCTGCTCGATCCGATTCTCTGCGTAGTGAACAAGATTATCCCGTGCCTCGATGGTGCGGGTTATGACGACTGCACGGCAAAGCTGATCCTGATGTATGCCGCTGCGCTCATGGCGACGTCTTCCGGTGCCCGGCGAATAAAATCGCAGGGAGCGCCATCAGGCGCGTCGCGCTCGTTCGATTATGGAGATGACGGCATTACCTGGCTGCGCGACTCTCTGGCGAAACTGGATACCAGCGGCTGCACCAGTGAACTACCGATCAGCGCCGGCAACAGTGTGGGCCTGTTTATGGTGGTCGGGGGCTGCTAATGGCGTGGGTTTCAGTTCAGCAACGGCTACCGCGGACGTTTACCCGGGTATGGGTGATCACCGATACCGGCCAACAAACTACGGCGTATGTGAAAAGCGACGGTGAGTGGTTCATTAACTGCGACCGCATACGCGCCACAGGCGCCGTTGTGTTGCGATGGAGGGATGACTGATGTCTTCGGTTGCTAATTGGTCGTATACCGCGACAGCGACAATCTGGCGGCGCATACGCGATGCTGACGGTAGTGATACCGACGGCGGAGGTCAGCCGTACGGGTGGGAAGCGCCGATCGCTATCCTCTGCGACTACCAGGGTGGTCTCTCTGCAAAAATCGGTGACCTTGGCCGGGAGATCGTGGTTAAAAACACGATATGGACCGAGTACGCAACGGCGCGGGAGGGAGATTACATCCTGATTGGCGCTTCGACCGATGCTGAACCGCCGGATGAGGCCGATGAGATTCGGCAGATCGTCCAGTTCGCAGATACGTTCGAGCGACTGGCGGACGATTTCGCACTGATTACGGGAGTCTGATTATGGGCGCTAAAGTTCGCGGCATCCGCCAAGCCAAGGCCAACCTCGATCGCATCATCAAAGACGTCCAGGGGCGTAAAGTCGTGCGAGCAATCCAGTCTGCGATGCTTATCGGCAGCGCGCAGGCAGCACTTTACACCCCGATCGATACGTCGACGCTCATCAACAGCCAGTTCCGCGAAATCATGGCTAACGGCACCAGGGTAACCGGGCGCGTCGGTTACTCCGCCAACTATGCGGTGTATGTCCACGACCCGGCAGTGAAGCAGAACTTCCGGCGAGCAACTGCCCGCAAGGAGTTCTTAACGAAGGGCTTCGAAGATACCCGCAGCCAGATTGACGCGGTGGTGAAGAAGGAGCTTTCGCTATGACTCCTCCGATGTACATGCGCCTCAAAGACCTGTTTGTGGCCGAAGGGCTCATCGCGGGGTTTAAGGTGCAATGGCGGCAATGGCGTGATACCGGGAAAGACACGGACCAGTTCATCGTGTTCAGGCCTTCCGGCGGCACCGATATCACCTTCGACCTTGGCGGCGACTGGTATGTGATGGTTGATGTGATCTCCTCGAAGGCGAATCCCGATGCTGCTGACGCCGCGGTAAACGCCATTGTCGAGTATATCAGCGCGCAATCCGGCGCCGATGATTGCGTTGGCGCGCTGCGGCTTGTCGGTAATGTCCCGGCGCCGATCCCCACCGAAGAGGGCCGATTAGTAACCCGGCTACTCATCTCCTGCACATACGGCGAATAATCGTCAGAATCACCCATCAGGCTGCCATATGGCGGCCTTTTTTAATTGAGAGGCATACATGCAAGGCTGCGCTAATGACACCGGCAAGCTGATTGGTAAGGTGGCCGTGCTCCGCATGGCTTTAGGTTGTGCTGATACGGTACCAGCGCTTTCCGAATGGAAGCGACTCGGCGCCATGACTACCAAGGGTTTTGACTACTCCATGAATACCGTCACCTCTGAGGCTGACGATACGAAGGGGCTGGTTGAGAACCTGGTCAACAATATGGACTTCACCATCTCAGGAGAAGGTGAGTTCCGCAAGAAAGACAAGACTACGGAAATCGGCGCTATTGCCATCTCGAAATATATTTTCGATGAGGTACAGGCCGGCCGTCAGCCGACAGTCTGGGTCCGCTTCGACTTCACTGGTGAAGACGCTGGCACTTATATCATGGGGTACTTCAACACTACCTCCTGGTCTGGTGATTTCGGCACCTCGGATATTTCCACCTTCTCTGGTGAGTGGAAAGTTGCTGAAGCAGACACCGTGGTATTTGAGGTCGCCCCGCCGGCGCTGGCGTTCACCACTAACCTGCCGACGACCAAGAGCGTGGCAGCCGGATCGGCTCTGAATATGTCGGTAGTGGTTGAGGGTGGCACAGCACCTTACACCTACGTCTGGAAGAAAGATGGCACGGTTGTCAGCGGGCAAACAACGGCGACCTTCAACAAGGCCAGCGCTGCTTCCGGTGATGCCGGGGTTTATACCTGTGAAGTCACCGACTCTTCCGCGACACCAGTCAAGATCACGTCTGCATCCTGCACGGTCACTATCAGTTAACCACCAGGCCATTTCGTGAATAGTACAAAGGGCGTTCTGCGCCCTTGATACTGTTTATGGAGCGACTATGACCCCGATTAAAGAATTAGGCGAATGCGTTATCGGTACCGGTGACCGGGAATTCTTTTTCCGGCCGTCGTTTCGCAACATGGCGCGAATCGGTGAGCCCGAGGAGATTGTTCAGGCGTTCTATGACCTGTGCAATGACGAGGCTACGCCATTCGCGCAGCGCGCAGCTGAGGCCTATATCCGCGATGAGTACAGCCGCCTTCCTGATTGCGTCCTGCGGTTTATGCAAAGCGGGCTTCTGTCACGCAAAGCGATCATGGCTGCTCACACGGTACTGACAGCCTGCTGTGACGACGATATCGGCGATCTGGTTGGCTGGATGAAACCGGGGAAATCACGTAAGCGTGGCTTTGTATGGCGCCCGGGCAGCATGCCGCCGGAAAGTATGGTCATCGTCGCGCAAAACCTGATGGTGCATGGCATCATCGGCAAAGCGAAGGTGCGCAAGCTGCAGCGTTACGAAACGAATGAGACAACAGCAGAATTCCGCGCAGCCGACTACATCATGGCGGCCCGCAACCATTTCGGCATAAGCCGGGAAGAGGCCGAGAACCTCACGATGACAGAGTTCGCCATGATGATTAACGCCAAATACCCAAATCAGAACGGCTTCACCAGAGAGGAGTTTGACTCCGTAATGAGTGAAGATGATAAGCGCTGGAATGCAATGCTTGCAGCTGAAGAAGCTGGTAAAATGAACAAGCGCCTAGGGTAGCTCCCAAAAAGGCGGAACGTAGACCGCTCTGGCGCACCAACCATCTACGGAGCCTGCTACGAGGTTTGTATGAAAGAAATCGATATTGGTTATCTGAAGTGCATTCTAGACTACTGCCCTTCGACAGGAGTATTTACTTGGAAGAAAAGGGCGAGGGAAGAATTCTCGTCACAAAGAGCGCATAGTACTTTTAACGCTAAGTTCGCGGGTAAGCAGTGCGGCTCATTAACTAATAAATATCTGACAATCAGGATAAACAATAGCCTCTATTATAGCCATAGATTGGCGTGGGCTATGCATTATGGCGAGTGGCCAGTCGGTGATGTGGACCATATCAATATGGACAAAACTGATAATCGGATCTCGAATCTTCGGCTTGCCAGAAGGCGAGATAACATGAATAACCTTACTGCCACAAAGTCAAATAAGAGTGGGTTTATTGGGGTGTACTGGGCTAAAAGAGAGCGGAAGTGGGTCTCAGGAATCACCATCGACTATAAGTTTCACCATCTTGGTTACTTTGATGACCCTGTCTCAGCAGCAAACGCCTATAACGCAGCATGCGAAAAGGCAAACGGCCGATTCTCGAAAGAAAAAATCAAGCATAATCTTAAAAAAATGCAGTTTTTTCAATGTATTGGAGAAAGATGTTTGTGATGAAACGGGAAATGGCATGCTTACAATAAAGTGATTTACATGCCGTTTTAACGTTTGATATACAAGCTATAACTATTTAGGTGGCTGAAATTATTTAAATTTTTTACTGGATTCTTCTATCCAGTTCTCATAAAAGGCAATCCCCGCCCTTGCAAGATCAACAGGTTTAGTGGATGTTATTGGGTTTCCTAGATGACTCTTCGGCGGGTCATACGTACCACTTCTACTCGTTACGGCTATTGCTTCAATTGATTCAGGATGGAACTGTATCAAGGCAGGGCCACCTTCAAAATGCATATTACCAAAACCACCTATACTTATGTTCTTGATATATAGAGAGTTTGAGCCTGGAGCAGGGTTGATTGTGGTGCTAGCTGGAACTTTCTTAGATATGTCGCCTATGGTATGGTTGTCGCAGTCTCGCGCTTGTTTAATGTAGCGTAGTAAATCATCGCTACCTTTTATCGCATATTCTTTTGAGAATGCATTTGTAAACTGTCCCTTTACTGGGTTGATTGCATTGAGAAGTTTCGTAAATGATTTTTCTATATGATTTAAGCAGTCTCGCCAAAGCTGCTCCATGTCATCAAAGTTAGTAGACGACTCCATATCTGAAATGCATTTCTTGGCTGCTTTTATTTCTTTTCTTGCTGGGTTGTAGTCAATCATCGCTGCTCCTTAATGTAGATCTGTAGAGTCTGTTAATTGTTTGAATTTTAATGTAATAGGTGTTGGCTTTAGTGCGCAAAATAGCTAAGCCTTCACGTATCCATTAGATTAACTCAGTAACGAGAAGACGAAAATACTGATAAACGATCAGGTGGTTTTGTCGTTCCCTCCTATCCCTGCTAATCTGTCCAAAACTAACCAGTGGGGATAGGGATATGACAGAAGACGAGTGGCTCGAAGGTCTTCGTGGGCTGCCTGATGATGTGATTTTAAAGATCCACTTTGACCTTCAAGAGAAAATTAAGAAGCACTATAAACTGCGCGATACTGGCAAGAATCTCGAGAAGGCAATTCATTACTGCCAACAGCAAATAGCCCTTGCCCCATTAGCTATGTCTGCCATGAAGAAAAATCCAGGCATGTACGATAATGGGCAATTCTTTGCCCCTGGACATCATGGTTACAGGCAATACGCGACGATCCTCAAGAAGCAGAAGGACACAGCCGGCCTGGATGCTCTCCTTAAAAAGAAAAAGGCGGAAGGATGGGCAGACTAAAGATGTTTGGTTTGCTACGATTTTCTTACATTTACTGATGGGGATAGGGATATGAAACGCATCACGGCAGTGGCATTGCTTTCTCTCGCGTTAACCGGTTGCTATAAGTCAGCGCCAACTGAGCAAGAGGCGATCGATACGGCTAAAAAAGAAGTGTTGATGGCTGTATGCGGTGATAAAAACAATAGTTGCGTAGATATTAGCGGTGGGAATGCGCATGTCGCTGATCGAAGAAATGACAACACCAACCAAGTTACTGTCACTTTCAAAACAATCAAAGCCAATGGTGGCGCACAGAAATCAAATGCTGTAAACGTAGATGCAGGCATGGTGGTCTACGACTTCGACGCCAAAACAGGTGAGACGTACATTAAACAACTTTCGCTCTGGTCAGATGATGGAAAGCACTCTATAGAACTATGCGGACATGATTATAAGTTTTGTCGAAAGTAAATATTAACTCCCTAAAACCCGCTCCGGCGGGTTTTTTAATGCCCGGAGATTTGTATGGCTGAAAAAGTTGGTGATCTTTACTATGACGTTGATATAGAAACGGCCAAGTTAATCAGTGGCAGTAGAAAGGCTTCTGATGTCCTCGGGGCGATGGATAAGAGCGCAAGAGGTGCAAGTGCGGGAATTGATAAGTTAGATAATTCCGGGCAGAAGGCTGCCGGATCAATGGATGTTCTTAAATCGGCTTTATCCGGGGTAGCAAGTGCTATCACCGTCTCGTTAATTATTGATTACGGTAAAGCATTCCTTGAGGTTGCCGACAATGTAACTCAACTGCAGTCAAGGATCGCAAGGCTATCTTCTGGCGCTGATGAAGCTAAAGTTACCTTTTCTGCTTTGGCACAGATTGCATCAAACACTGGAGCAAGTCTTCAAAATACGCAAAGCTTATGGGAGAAGTTGACATCATCGCTTAAAGGAACAGGCGCCACCAATAGCCAAATTCTCTTTCTGACCGACACGCTTCAAAAAATAGGGCGAGTTGGCGGTAGTTCAGCAGAGGAAATGGCTACAGCTTTGCGGCAATTTGGTCAATCGATAGATGGTGGTGTTGTCCGAGCAGAAGAATTCAACTCCGTGGTTGAAAGCATGCCTGAGTTAGCCAGGCAAATGGCGGCTGGCCTGGGTTTGTCCATGGGGCAGTTACGACAGGCAATGCTTGATGGAAAAATCACAGCCGAGGTCGCCCTTAACGCTATCGCCAAACAATCTGCGGTTGTTAATCAGGAGTTTAATAAACTCCCCAGGACAATGGAGCAGGCCAGCAATAGCCTTACCGTCTCTCTTTCCTTACTGGTCGGGAAAATGAACGAGGCCACCGGCGCCAGTACAACGATGGTAGCCATCATCGACTCTATAAGTGCAGCCATAGACAGGTTGAGTGGAAGAACTGAGACGGCGGCGCAAAAAATAGCTGATTTAACATCAACTGCAGAAATGTACAGCAAAAGAGCAAGGACGTGGTCATGGCTCGGTCTTGATGGTTGGTCTCAACAGAATAAGGCGCTTTCAGTGTTAAGCACCAAGGCGGCCACTCTTGCCGGTGATCTTAGTGCCGTAGGTAAAGCTTCTGAGGATGCCGCTAATTCGCAGAAGGGGTTTGGTGGTGTAAACGCGGCCAACCCCAAACAAGACAATCTCATCAAAATATCTGAGCGCCGTCTTGCATTAGCCAAACTTGAAGGTGAGGCGCGAGCCAGGCTTCAGGCCCAATATGATGCAGCTGATGCTGGGGTGACCGATCCGAAGCGAATCAAAGATCTACAGGATGAGTACGCCGAAACCTATCGGGTTACGGAGGCGAGGAAGGAAAGCGACAAAGCCGGGAAGCAGTCGGCGTCTACCGCAGATTCTATTGCCCAAAAACTCGAAAACCTTCGCCAGCAGTCTGAGCTTGCAGCGGACTCAACTCAGGAATTGAGCCGTGAGCAGGCGATATTGCGTGCGCAGCAGTCTCTCGGTAAATCGGCTACTCAGGCTCAAATCCAGGAAGCAGGCAAATACGCAGCAGCCGCATGGGATGCAGCCGCAGCGGCGAAGGGGGTAACAGAGGCGCTTAATGCCATTCCGGAACAGGCGGAGAATAAATCTTACGCTGAATCCATGCAGAACCTGAAAGCAGCGCTGAACGCCGGAAAGATTGATCTGCAGGAATACAACGCAGCCACTGAGCAGATGGAGCAGCAGCATCAGGCCAACCTTGCCAAAATACGCTCGCAGCATGTGGTTAACCCCACCCGGCAGGCTCTTGCCGAAGTTGACCCGGTGCAGCAACTCGCTAACCAGCACGCGCAGGAGCTGGCGCTGATTCAGCAGTTTGAGCAGCAAGGGGTTCTCGCTCATGAGAATGCTTTGGCGCTAAAAAATGCCGCTGACCGGCAGTATGAGCAGCAGCGGATCGCAGCTCAATGGGAAATCCTCAGCCAGCAAAGCCTCGGCTATAACATGCTGACGAGTGCGGTGGATGCCTTTAGCGGGAATGCCTCCAATGCAATCACCGGCCTGCTAACCGGCACAATGTCAGCACAGGAGGCGATGCAGTCACTCGGCAATACCATCCTGAACAGCGTGATCAACAGCATTGTTCAGGTTGGCGTGGAGATGCTGAAAAACTTTATCATCGGGCAGACAATCGGGGCCGCATCCACTGCAAATGGGATGATACAGGCAGCGCTGCTGACAAACGCATGGACTCCAGCAGCCTATGCCGCCTCCGTGGCGACAGGTGGTGCAGCCGCAAAAGTGGGGGCCGTGGCCTATGGTTCTGGGCTGGCAACATCAATGGCTCTAAGCACTGTATCTGGTGCTCGCTACAACGGCGGCCCGGTATCAGCCGGCGGCCTGTACCAGGTCGGCGAGAAAGGCAAACCAGAGATTTACCAGGCCAGCACCGGCAAGCAGTACATGATCCCCGGCGATAACGGGAAGGTCATCAGAAATAAGGATATGCAGGGCGGCGGGTTGAATGTTCAGGTGGTTATCAACAATCAAGCGTCCAATGCTGAGCCGCAATACATGGGTGCCACACAGAATGACGGCAATTATGTGCTGGAATTCCTGATTTCTGATGCGGAACGTAATGGTCCTTATATCAGCACGCTACAATCTACTCTTGGGTTATCACGTAAAGCAAATGGAGCGTTTTGATGAATTCAGATGTAAAGAGTGCGGGCCCAGGTGAGAGTATTAGTATGGATTTAGAACATGGAACTCCTACTGTCTTCCGTAATAATCGTCCACTAAAGTTTCGCATTGAAATGACTAATGGGTCGACGCTGGAAGGGATCATTCCTGCTAACACGGATTTTATTGTTACGCTCCAACCAGGCGACATTACTAAGTTCGAAATTGTCGTTGAAGACATACCAAGAGAACCATCGATTGTAGAATAAGCCAAACCCGCTTCGGCGGGTTTTTTTATGCCCGGAGGAAACGTGGCAACAGTTCAATACCCTCCGTTCCTGCCGCTTCCCCAGCGTGCCGATCAGAATATGACGCAGGATACAGCCTGGCAGACGACGCAGACGGCAGTCGGTCCATTGATAATCACGCCAATCACCACGGACCTGAAAGCGACCTGGACGCTGCAGTGGATATTCACGCTCGCGCAGGCCGAGAGGTTTAAGTCATGGCTGCGCTCGCCGACATACTGCGACCGCGGGCGCAACTGGTTCCAGATGCCGATCGACCTGGGTGATACGCAGGGCGTTCAGCAGCAGACGCTGCATTTCGTCGACATGCCGGTGCAGACCAGCAAAAACGGCAACATTGTCACATGGACCGCAACGGTTATCAGCAACGGTATCGAGGACATAACCGAGGACTATGACGACTGGATTGTTGAGGCCCAGCCTGGCTATGGCTATTGGCTGGATTACCTGATCACCGAAGTGATGCCGAGGGCTGACTGATGCCGACATTGAGAGAGTGGAAGGAGCGCCGGCCGGCGAGCGACATCAAACAGACGGTGGAGTTTTATCACCCTGCGTTTGGTTATTACCGGGTGGTCAATAACCTGTTTCGCCCGGCGACGTTCGGCGGAAATGCCTTCGAGCCTGCGCGGTTCAGCGTGACCGAGTCGGCGCAGGACGGGACGGCGGTCATATCAATGACGATCACTTTTGTCGCCGCGACGGAGCATGTCCGGCAGACACTGAAAAGCTGGCGCGGGGCGGCGCGCATGACGCCGATAAAATGCCTGTATCAGCAGTGGAATGCGATTGGTGACACGGCGTCACTGAAAGACTGGACGCTGTATGTGAGTGATATCTCTGCTGACGCAAACAATGTGACGGTTGACGCCGGGTTCACCAACCCTTTGACGCTCGCCAACCCGATTATTTACACAACAGAACTTTATCCCGGACTGAAAACTTCATGACGCAAGACGAATTTATCCGGCTTGTTACCGGCAAGCCGTGGGCTAACCGCTCCTGCAGTTTTGGCTCGATGGATTGTTGGGCGCTGGTTGTTCTGTATTACCGGCATGTGCTGGGAATTGAGTTGCACCATATTCCAGCGTATGAAGCCGGGGCTGACTTCATTACTTGCCATGAGCAGGAGGTGGAGCATTGGAGAACGATACCAGCAGCGGTGTCGGGTTGCATTGCGGTTTTCTATCGTGGTGAAGTCCCGGCGCATATTGGCGTAATGACAAGCCCCGTTAAGTGCCTGCATTCCCGTGGGGAGTTTGGTTTCGTGCGCAGCGACAACCCGCTGGCGCTTCTTAAAGTATACAGCCGCGTGGAGTATATGGTGCATGGTTCGATATGAATTACAACGCCTTCCTGGCGCGCCAAAGCAGCGTGGAGTTGCGGAGGAAGGAACGCCGCTAGCTGAGTTACTTGATTCTCTGAATTTGCACAATGATGTGGTAGTTAAGCTTAACGGCAGAGAACTTGATGACGACTTCGAGATAACTTATCCGCTGTGCAGAAATGATGTAGTCCTTATATTCGACCAGCCAGAGGGTGGGGTAGGGAAACTGATCAACACCATATTACGACCGGTCACAAAAATTCTCTCTGGCGCAATGAAATTGCTCGGTCTTGCACCAAAATCCGGAGGCGTTTCTGTTGCAACTGGAGAGTCGCCCAACAATGATGTCACCCAGCAGACCAACCGGGCCCGTCTATATAAAGGGAGGCCGAATATTTATGGTCAAGTACGAGCCTATCCAGACCTCATACAGGAATCGATGTTTGAATACATCAGTAATAATAAAATGGTTACAGAGTGGATGGAGATAGGCTATGGACACTACAATATTTCATCAGTACGTTATTCCGAATCTTCTCTGGTAGCTATGGCCGGCGCCAGCTATGAAGTTTATCATCCAGGCACGGTAATCCCAGAGATTATTCAGGGATATGCCTTTGACGATGTTGATGGGCAGGAGCTTCCTGGCACCAACGAGCAGACATCAAATATCGTTAATCAAGCCACGACGAATAATTTGCTGGCTGGTAGTTTCGCTGGAGGCCAGTTTTATGCAAAAATTGAAAAACAAAATGAGTTTGATGTTTTCTATGACTCTCCAAAACCATTTTCGGTCACTATCACTGTAAATGTGTCATATAATACAGCCAGTGGGCTGGTAACAAAAAACATCAATGTATCTGCTAGTTTGTTTAACTCTGCGCTATCAGATGATGGGACACTTATCGATCCGCAACAATTCTATGAGTTTTGGTTTAACTATTTGTCTGGTCCAGACTTTGAGGGATTGCCAGCAGACGCCACGGTAAACAGCACTCTTTTCACGCTGACTCAGTATTCGACTATTGCGGTTGGGCCATTTTTTGCGGCGCTCCCTGGTGATCAGCTTTGGGTGCACCTCTACGCGAATGAAGCTGGCGGATATGACGGGCCTGCCCGTATCACATGGTGGCAGGTCGACACCGATAACAACCAGATACCCGGTACCGAAGAGAGCATTGATGTAAACGTGCACAACGATGGAGGCAATCAGGATTACATTTACCGGACATACAAAATAACACCTGTGGCGGGTTTTGGACGTTATGCCTTTAGAGCTGAGCGAACCAATAACTCGGCCAGCAACTCAGTACTGTATTTGTCCGGCGCGCATGCTGTAACCATCCGTAAAAACGTAGTATATACCGATGACACAATTGTTCGCGTGACTGTCCGTCAGACAGAAACACAGACTGTTGCATCAGAACGCAAATACAACTGCCTGGCACAGCGGAAAGTCATTTCTTGGTCGGCGTCCGGCGGCATTGACTACACATTGCGGGCCAGTCGGTCATTTGCTGATGCCGTTCTGCATGAGTGGGTAATGACTGGAAAGCAGGACCCTGCGCGGCTGGATTTGCCGTCGCTCTACGCCATTAAAGACTCCCTGCCTGATGTGGATCTGGGTTATTTTGACTGGACATTCTCCGACGCAACCCAGCCGCTAGGTGAGCGTATACAGATTATCTGTAACGTAGCCCGCGTTAGTTTTAACTGGGTCGGTGATGTTCTTACGTTCTGGCGTGATGAAAGGGTTTCTAACCCAGATGCGGTTTTCGCCCGTTCGAATATGTTCTGGGAAGAATACAAGCTGTCATGGAAAATGTCTTTACCTGGTGGTTACGACGGCGTGGCGCTGGATTACGTCGACCCGCTGACGAACAAGAAGGCTTACATCTACCTGCAGATCGACAGCAGCGGCATCACCGAGGTTGAGGACGCTACCGTTAACGCGATGCAGATCAGCCTGGATGGCTGCCGAAACGCCACTCAGGCGATAGACCGGGCCTGGCTTGAGGCGAGGAAAATCCTTTACTCACGCCTCACTATGACGGTGAAAGTTCTGGAGTCGACCCAGGTCGTGCGCGGTACGGTGGTTCAGTGTCCTGACATGTACGACAACGCGCAGCAAACAGGTTATATCACCGGGCGATCCGGGGATGTGTTCTCGACCTCGGAGCGTATCGACTTTTCCCTCGGGGATATGTGGGTGGTGATGACCGACAGCCTCGGCAATTACCGCGGGCGCTGGCGGGCCTATCCGGTAAACGGCAAGCCCAAAGCATTTCAGGCTGCGGCCGATACCTTCGATCTGAACATTTATGACCGCGAAAATGTGCAAAACCCCAGCCGTTATTTCATTGCTACCGACTCGGAACTGAACTCCACAATCTGGCGCGTCGATAGCGCAAAACCCAACGGTGATGACACACAGACGTTATCACTGATCGAATATTCAGACTCAATTTACCCATAATCAACTTTCGCGCACATCATCAGATTCGTTTCTGAGGGTTTAGTGCGCCTATCAAGGGCGACATGCACAATGGCAGAAGTTCCACTCCCAACGCCGACGCAGGTTCCGGTACCGAGTACCGATATCCGTAATACGGTATTTGCAGGCGCGAAGCTTGACGAAGAAGTTACTGGCACCGGTGAATTCTATACTGACCGTCTTGGTGTAAAGCGTCTGACGAACACCGGAAGAAATAATCAATTCGATGCCGCGCAGCTGGACAGAGCTAATCGGTTTGAGCAATTCCTTCTGTCCTCCGGCTACGTTTTTCTTGGCGACTATGAGGATGGTCCATTTCAGTTTAGTGCACGTAACCAGTACATCCGCTATAACAACCAGTATTACCGCCTGAATGCTGCTACTGACGTCGGCTTTACGACCACCGGAACCGATGCAACCAGCTTTGCGAACGACGTTACTCACTTCGTTCTGATGGATGGTGATACGCTTCGCCAAAACCTGGGTTCAAGCGAAGGGACGAAGCTGATCGTTGTTCCTGGAGCTGGTAACACTCTCTACGACTGGATAAACGGTCAGTTGCGCAGCCTGTTCTATTATCTGTCACCTGCAAAAATAGCGTCAGTTATTGGCGGAGTGGCAACAGATATAACGGCAGAACTTCAGGCGGCAATGAATGACAACAGGCCTGTCTGGCTACCTGCTGGCCAATATTATGTAACCGCCTCCATTGCCGCTGCAGCCAACTCTAGCATTATCGGGCCGGGGTCGCGCCTGGCATCAATAGACAATCGTGGACCAAGTCATCTTTTTATTGTCGGCGCGGGCGGCTACCTCCGAGGGTGGAAAGAGTGGAAAGGGTTCTCAATAACAGCGTCAGGCGATAATACCGCTGATTCTTATGCGTTTTATTATTCTGACAGGCAAGATGCGAACGGGGCTCCGGTTTATACAATCGCCCAGGTTTTCTCCGAAATTGAAATAAACGCCAACGGGAAATTGGGTGGTGGCTGGTTTTTGCAGGACTGTTTCCGTGTTGTCATTCGTGACTGCGGCGGTACCGGGCTATCCCAACCGTTCCGTCTTGTGGGAAGCGTCGTTCAGACAACGATTGATAACTTCGTCCAGAACGGCGACGGCGCGGCACCAATGACTGGTCGTACCTATACATACGGTTTGACTACTGAGCCGAAAACGTACGGGAACGGCACTGTGTTCACACCGGAGGGGTTGACAGTTGTCAATACGCGGTTCGTGAAACAAGATATCGGCGTTCGAGTTGCGGGCGGTTTATTCCTTGTTTTTGATGCAGTAGAGGCGGATTACAGCAAATATAAGGGCTTCTGGTATGACGGCGGCAGCCAGGTATCATTTGATAACTGTTATGTCGGTGTGCAGTCGTACCGTGATGCCGATTTTGTTGGTTTCGATATCCCCGCCCGTGCAGCTGGCGTCGCCGAGGCTGTGAACGTTCAGGGATGCACTGTCAATATGTCAGTAAATACCCACGAGTCGGCAGCATTATATAAATCTCTGGGGGTGAGGGTTGGTGATTCGTCAGTAGGACAAAAAGGTGCACTGATTGACGGTTGTACGTTCAGAGGGGACGGGTACGACGCGGGGATTTATGTATACCGCGGGTCCTCGGTATCGATTAACAATAACAGGTTCCAGTACTCGGGCGTGAATATCAGCGTCGCAGAGTGTACAAACCTCGTAATGATTGGAAATTCTGGTAATGGTGCCGGGAAATATCTTCTGAATTCGTCATCTCCCGTTGCAACGTGGACGTTACTGAATAATACGGAATCGTTTGAATCAGTAACAAACATTAACCCCGGCGGACTGGTTGCAAAAAATCCAGGTTACAACTCAGCAACTTTGCGCAGAATAGAGCGAGTGAGTAGCCCTGTGAATGTCAGTGTTGCGGCTGGGGCTACCTATCAGCACGCTGCTCCGGCGACAATTCCGCTTGCGGCTTCGGTTGCTGTCGGTGGCGCTATTCCTGTGGGTCTTTTGTTTAGCGCAGCGCCAGCATCCACATCGTTAATACGGGCTACATTCTTCAACCCGACGAGCGCAACTATAACGCTGAGCACCACGCTGTATTTTGATATTACACACCCGAATTAAGGAGTCTAAATGAAGGTGATGACTGACAGAGTCTTTAAAGGCATTGAGGTAAAAAATTCCAGTGTTGTTGTCGGGGGAATACAAATCGATGACAAGCACACAACGGTAACATTTTCTGTTAATTTTTTTGCAGGGGATTCTGCTGAGCCATTCGATGGTGAAATCATGTCATTTCATTATGATGCTGATTCCACTGCCAATCTCATTGATGAGTGTTGTAGCCACTTGTTAAGTATAGATGGGTACAAACGGGGTTAAATCATCAGTTTTGTTCAATGTTGAAATTGTTGCATAGGGTTCATCATTTTATGCAAACCGACAGTCCATTCGCAGGGTGAATATATGAATTTGAAAATCAGGTTGGTACTAGAAACAGCTATTTAGCTGATATAATTGTTGAAAATGAGATGATTTTAAATTCGTCTATTTTCTATTTTTCTTCTAGAATAGTTGTGTAGACATGCATGAGCGCAATCTTGAACTCGTGCTTTGTTTATCATCAATTAAGGTTGGGTGAATGTTAACTTTACATAACTTTGAGGAATGATATGAAAAGAGGAGTGGTTTCCTTGCCTGTTGAAATGAAGTCAACACCCGGTGGGTTTGTTATAAATGCTGGGTTGACGCCATTAGAATTGAATTTTTTTGCACTTTACTGGGATGAGCTTTTGATACCTGATAGCAAATTTTTTTCCTTCGGTTTAGAGAATGAAAAATCATATATAGAATCAGGTTTTCTTCAAAGGCCACTCATATCCAATCAGAGTGATTCCTTTGCTTCTGATAATTTTATGAAAGTGTTTTTGCAGGGGCAAGAGTATTTTTTAGACGAAAAAAGGAGGCTGGATCCTGATAGTGATTGGCGTTTAAATTTAATAGGTGAAAGCCTTTGTCTTGATGATGAAACAAGTAAAAAATGCACGCGTTTAGGATAGAGCTTTCTAATGTGCTTCCTGTTCCCGATGTATCTGTAAATATTTATGATATTTTGGAGTTTAAGGGAAAGAGAAAAGATGAACTTGATGCTTTTAATAGTTATCTGGATGAACTATATCTCGAGGTTTTAAACTCTGGTGATTTTAACTTGTCCAAATCTAAAGCTTTTTCAAAGCTTAATTTAGCTATTGAGGATCTTGAAAAGTTAAATAAAGAAGGATGGCGAAGCCCGATAAGATTTGATACTTCAGCGGTTTTTGAAAGTAATAACGGAGATATCATCGCAGGAATTTCATCGCTTTACACCATATGGGAGTCGAGTCAAGGAAATATAGCTACAGCCTTGTCTGTTGGTATTACTGCTGTTTTGGGGCAGGGATTTGCAAGGTTGAAACCTAAATTTCAAAGCGTGAGAAGAAAGCCTGATGTTAATATGGCGTATCTGTCTTCTGCCCATAAGTCAGGGGTCATAAAATGAAAAGGTGTAAACATGCTTATCTGGAATTGGTGGGGTTACGCATATCCCATGGCATTTATGGGGTTCGGAACAATGTTGCAGGAGTGGTTTGGTCATGATTCGGGGGGGGCCGTTCTGATTATTTCCATTTTGCTAGGGTTTAGATTACAACAGCGTAAATAGCTTTAAATTTGTCCGCGCTGTACCGGCGCGGCATGCATATTCTCTCTTACTTTACCCACTGCATCAATATCTCAGCATGGTGATTCTTTTTCCATGTTATGAGTGCTTTTGCGGAAAGTGAGCGGACCCGCGCTGGCCTGGCGGCAGCGAGAGAGCAGGGGCGTATCGACGGACGTCGACGGGTGATGACACCGGAGGTTGTCGATCGGGCACATCGGATGCTGGAGAACGGTGCAACCCGGCAGCAGGTGGCTGATGTGACAGGCGTGGACGTGAAAACAATCTACAAGTACCTCCCGGCGACTTGAAGACAAAGATTTCACTACTTTTCCTGATATGTTACGTTTGGCTTAATCAATTCATTCAGCCTTGAAAACAGTTTGGTTTGTTCGTGAACGGTAAGAAAACAATAAGTTTTGAGCAATTTTTAACTATTAACAGCAATCTTGTTTCCATCTCAGATACATGGGCTGACTTGTGGGCGTTAATTTTTCACACGGGTTTAAGCGCTGGAAGGCTGCTGAGTATTCGATATGATGATATTGATGGTGACTTGATACTGATACGAAAACAGGGTCACCTGAAGGAGCTACGTGTTAAATCAACCCCTCCAGTGGAGGCGATGATTGCTCGTAGAAGAGAACGCTATCCAGAAGATGTTTATTTATTTCAGAGTCATTCTAACCGTGTGAAGTACCATCGCCGGCCGGTCACTATAATTGCTTTCAACGCCGCTTTACGTCGCGCCGCTAGATCATTACCAGACGTTAACGTAAGCAGTAGTAGCGCGAGAAACATACCGGACTAACCGCCTGTCCAGTCGCGTGTGGCCGATGTGACAGGCGTGGGGGTGAAGACTATTTACAAATATTTGCCAGTACAATACGGCGATAAAAAATCCCCTTGAGCAGGCACACTCAAGGGGAAAATACTACATAACATCATTGCTGTGTGCGTCTTTGCGCTCATCTATCTTCCAAGAAGATGCCTAAAGCTTCCAGATATTTCTGGTCTGAGCAGTTAAAACATTGGATCGGCGGCCTATGTGATAGGAGGGGGTGAAGACGATTTATAAATATTTTCCAGCCGGTTAAGTTTGCTCACCTGCGAACCGTATGCAAGAGATCGCAGGTGAACAATTTGCTATGAAGGCATTGCCATAGCTGAAAAATTTTAACCTCGCATTGTTCGCAAAACCATCAAACAGCTAAGGGCTGATAACACTTTAAGACTTACCTTACTCGTTACATCAATATGTTACGGAAATGACATAAATTGATAGCCAGAACCTATATTGATTCTCCTCTCGGATAAAACTACTTTGTGCGCAACCAGTATTGACCAGGAGGCTACCATGCTCCAGCACAAAATCAGGGAGGCGTTCTGCGCCTCTATCTCTCGCAACCCGAAAGGGTATCAGTACCTACGCACCAGTGACTTTGTCAACTCTCTGCGCCGGCGCGGCATCCACTTATCAGAGGTGGAAGCTAACTCCTGGACAGCGCGGGAACAAACGTATTTCGTCGATAAGACGCCTGACCATAGCGAAAACAGGCTGTGGATGATGGCAGGGATGGGGAGGGGCTCTGATGGTGCTAGTCAGGGTTGTTGGAGACTCCAATCCATAGTTTTATGACGCTTATGGTAAATAGTGCGAGGATGACAAATACAACGCTTGAGGTGATCAGAAGAGTAGTCATAGTGAGCCTTATTAATAGTGGTTATTATTCAGGCAGCTCATTTAGTGAATAGTTCAAAGTGTGTTGCACATAGGCCCACCTGGCAGCTAATGTATGCTGCTGCCTGGTGGGGGTAGTGACTCAGGCAGGAGATCACCGCGAATGATTATATAGACCGATCAACGCACAAACCAGTCGTCAGCCGTCTCCCAGGCGTCTTTAAGAGTGGTCTCGACAAATTCTTTGGCGATTTCCTTATCAGTCGCCCACGTGACGATCGGGCCGTTATTGCTGGCGCAGCTCCCGGCTCCGGTGGTGGTGGCGCGTATGACCTCGGGTTTACCAGCACGGCTTATACCGGCGGCGATGGCGCGGATGGCATCCTGATCCTGGAAGAATTCGCGTAATGGGTGTGTCGTAGTTGTGGCGTGACAGGAATGCACGATAAAGACAGGGATGTATTCAAACGACACGAAACGACACAAAACCGGATGCGAACGCGGTAAACATGTGTGATTACAGTGAGTTATTTAACGCTCTACTTTCTTCTAAGCCGTAGGTCACAGGTTCGAATCCTGTAGGGCGTGCCATTTAATAATCAATCACTTATCAACTTCCTCCAGTCGCTGATTTTTCCTTGTGGGACATATTTGGGACATCTTCTGCAAAAATTTGCAAAAATTGAGTCAATTTGACGTGCGTGCTCAGTTAAATGGTTAGGTGCCAGGTGAGCATATCGACGGACCATTTCGATGATTCTAATGTCTTGTAGTATCTGTCGGACGATGGCCAGTCAGAGTACAGCATTACTGCTCTGTAATATCGAACAGAATGGTTAATGCTGGTTATAGCTGAGTGCAGAATAAGCGCTCTGCAGGAATGTGAAAATATGTTGCCGGTAACAGGCTAATAGGCATTATAGCTTTAGGTTCTGTCTGACTGGGTTAAATATCGCATTTTAAGCTGGCGTGAAGTACAGTTGTTATAGATCAATATTGAACACTATTTGAAAGCATACCCTCGATGTTCATCCACTGCCTGGAAAGATCCGAATGAACATCAAATTCGTCGCCATCTCCGTATTCGCTGTTGTGTGCGTCTTTGCATCAGATATTTCCATCGCCAAATCGAATTCCTTAAGCGATGATCAGGTCAGTCAAAGGATTATTGATGATTCTGTCGCATCCTACCCCGGTACTTGTGCCTGTCCCTTCAATACCGCCCGGAACGGCAGCTCGTGCGGTGGCCGCAGTGCCTGGAGCAAAGCTGGTGGGTACTCACCTATTTGCTACAAGAAAGAGGTAACAAAGGAGATGGTTAAGGCGTGGCGACAAGAGAATCAATGATAACGATCAATATCTGAACCAGGTGATTACTTACACTGGAATAGTAGTTTAAATAATATTAAATGATTATTTCGAATACTGCAGCCCATTTGCAGTAAGCACTGTTCTGGTAGAGGCGGCAGAGGCCACGGCGTATATCTTTTTACCTTGTGATATTTGAACCCAGCAAATCTATTTCCCCTGCCTGATAGACTTAGTGTCACCGTATCCTGTTACTAAGAGCACGGGGCTACCTACTCATAAGACACTTCCTCTTCTTACGAGGAAACCGGTTCAGCGTGTTGTGTGTGGAGACAGTACCCATCAACTCAAACTGATAACAAAAAGTTTAATTTTTTTCCCCGCCGCGCTGACTATAGTTAGGGTACTTTCACTTGCCCAATAAGGTCACGATTATGAAATTAGTTATCGCCTCCGTAATTTCTCTGCTCAGCTTCAGCGCGCTGGCGGCGCCAGAGGGGACGCTCAGCGTACACATTCTTAATCAGCAAACCGGGCTCCCTTCACCGGGGGTGCAGATTGAGCTGGATAAACAGCAGGGGGAGAGTTGGCAGCATATCGCCACCGGTAAAACGGATGCCGATGGGCGGATTAAATCGCTCTATCCGCAGGCGGAGAATATGGAGCCGGGGGTGTATAAAGTGACGTTTAAAACCGGTGACTATTTTAAAAGCCAAAATATGAATACGTTCTTCCCGGTGATTCCGGTTATTTTCAATGTCACAAAGCAAAATCAAAAACTGCATATCCCGCTGCTGCTCAGTCAGTACGGATACTCTACCTACCGCGGCAGCTGATGACCCAAGCCGCTATCCAGCCAACGCCTGCGCGGCTTCCGCAGGCGTCACACTTTTCTCGCACCACGATGTCCACGCCTAACGCTCGGTCTCTTTCTCTTTAAAGTGTTTAACGGCTTCGTCGTACATCGCCAGCAGGCCGGAAATTTCGCCTTCATATTGCGGCACGCGCTGGGCGCGAACGAGCTCAATCAGCAGCGCATAGGCTGCTTCTTCCGGGGCCGCATGTGGATTAATAAGTCCAGACAT